CGCTCGTTGTCATTTTTACCTGGGTCAAAAAACTTCTGCCATTTTCCATCAACTTGAACTTCGTGGAACCATACCTCTTTGAATGGTGAACTTCCGTCTTTTGTTGGGAGTATTCGTAGTCGTTTTTGACCTTGTTTCTCGTTATCCTTGAGGATAGCCGCGAAATACTTTTTCATTCTTTCATCTTGAGACATTTTTGAGGCGTTAGATGAACCGCCTTGTTTTGAATTTTCGTACTGCGAAAGAATCGCATCTAAAGAATTGTTTGTCGCCATAATAATTAAATTTAAAATTGTTTATTAATAATAAGTGTCAGCCTTTGTTTTGTCAAATTAAAAAGGGGTCAAATGACCCCTTTTATTATCTTACCTCGGTGAAGTCTCCCGATTCCTCATCTCCAAAATCTCTAAAACTTTTTTTGATGTCTATAGGTGAATAACCTTCAACATCATCCTGAGTTAAAACATAATCATTCTTTCCCGTTTTTTCCATATCAATCTCTTTATCTTCAAAAAAATCACTAAGTTTCTGATTAAACGGTCCTGAATCTAAACTACGTAATTCAAGTTTTTCCTCCGGAGTTTTTGTTCTATATTTTTCAACTTTAGCCTCCAAATCATTCAATTTGGTAACTATAGAGTCCATATTAGACAATTTACTTTCCAACTCTTCTAAATGTTTAAATAAGTTATCAAAGTATTCTTCTTGTTTTGTTTCAATATTTTTTTGTGACTTAACTAAGTCAGTTATTTCTAACTCTTCACCTTTAGATTCTTTTCCTTCCTCGTCCCCAATTTTTTCAACATCAGGGTCTGTTGCAACATCAACAGGTTGTGGTACCGCCGCTTCAGGGGCCGGAGCACCAGGAGGTGGTGGGACCGCGCCTGGGTCGGCGGGTGCTGGTGGTGGAACTGCTTCTTCTCCAGGAGGTGGAGGTGGAACGTCTTGTTCAGTTATATATCGATTGATATCGTTATATCTTTTTAATTCGTTTAATATTTTAGTATCTATTCCCATTTTTTAACCGTTTAAAAGTTGTTTAACTCCATGTAAAGTTTCAACCTGAATTTTTTTATTGGTATTCATAGTGTTATCAACTCTCTCAATTAAACCATCTTTAATTCTAAGAGTATAACACTCACCCGTATCTAAATCACAAACTTCTTTATAACCGTTACCGTTATCTCTTTCTGTTATTCGAGTGTTCTTACCCAAATAACTATCTAATATCTCTTTAGTACCCATAAGTTTTTATTTATAAATATCTTTTATTTTAGAAATTTCCACTAATATATTGTACAGTTTGACTTCTACTATTATCAAGCGTTACTCCATCGGACAATACAGGGTTCAAAGTTACTCTAAATTTCACAGATTCTACTGGAGTGTCTGAACAATCCGAATCTAATTGAATGTCCTCTAAAGATATTGATAAACTTTGTTTGTCACTAGAAATCAAGTTTGATATATTATATTGATAATCAGTTTGTGAACATTCAGATGGTGAAGTCACTTTATACTCCGCAACTATCATAACCCATTTTTCATTATTTGTGTTATTAACTGTCACAACAAATTTGGGGTCACCTACTGAGGTTCTTGTTATACTTAATAACTGTGTTGGTTCTGTCGAAGTTGCAGATTGTCTATTAACTTGGTCGTATGCAAAAATCGCAGATTGAACTTGACTTTCAATATTTCCTAAATCAACAATATCCATGTCTTCATATATGGTTTCAGGTTTAATATTTTGTTTAGAATTTAAAATAATAAATTTAGTTATTTCTTTATAATTGTCCTCACTAATTGTCGCAACTCTACTTCTCCACCTATTAGATAAAAATGTAACAAACTTATCAGTATTTTGGAAAGATGCATATGGTACATTGTCGGTAGAACAAAAATATTCTTTTAAGAAGTTTGACTCTCCTGATTGTCCCCATGAACTTGTTAAGTCAATCCCCCCAAAATTGAAATTGTTTGACGAAAAACCCGCTGCCGAACCATTTGAATTTAACCAAATAAATGCATAAATTGTATGGGCTAACTTAATGTTTGCACCTCCATTTAAATTTAAAACAGAATTAACAATTTCATACATTTGAGTTAAGTTAAATTCTTTTTTAACAATTTCAGCTTTAGTGTAAGATGCGTAGTCTGAATTAGATACACATTCTTGATTAGCAGATTTTGTACTTGCGGGACTATTATTCAATTCATAATTCAATAATCTTAATTGGTCAATTGAATTAGTTGTTGTATTCGAGGTTGGTCCGGTGGTTAGAGTCGGAGAAGTCACACTATTTGATGTTCCTGCGGCTGCGTTTGTATTTGTTACATTTTGTGTTGATTGCGCAACTTGAGGTGTATTTGAACTTGATTCAACCTTTAATTTATCCTTTATTATTTTCAAAAGATTTGTTCTTATCGTTTGGACAAATTGGTCAACTTTCGGTAAAGACGCGGTTGGTTGTCTAATACCGGTAATTGTGGTGTGAAACATACCAGGGACTATGTTATGTGTTACATCCAAAATCATATATGGTCCGCTGAACATAGGTACATACCTCAAATTAAAATACATACTTGGTTGTATCATTGCGTTACCCATCATTATTATCTTACATTTATAACTTCTGTTTTTATAAATGTTATATAAAGATAAATTCTGCGTTGCACCTCCTCTATTACCTGATTGGTTTGCCATTTGATTAATCACCTCTAATGACTCAGCAGTAGAGGTTCCTGCCTCTTGAGATACGTCAAAACTTTGGAATATTTGTTGATTTTGTGTCCCAATATCAACATTAAATCCTACAACTTTATTCGATTTGTCCCAATCTGTTTTACCAACTTGATTTTCTACTAATGGATTAGAAGTTTTTCTCAAATCAAAAGCGTCATCTTTGAACCTGTAATCAACATTTTTATTTATTGCTAAATGTTCTGATGGTTTTGAGATGAAAAAACAAACCATTTTAGATGATGAATCTCTATAGTCAACATTCAAAAAAGTACCAAACAAAGTATTAGCGAATTCTAAAGTACCTTCGGGTCTAGGTTTTGGATTTTTAACCGCATCTTGTACATTATAGAAATTAACATACGATGGTATATTCATCACCATGAAGTTATTTCTTAATAAGACAGACTGAGCAAAACTTAATACTGACATTTTGGGACTAGCATCCATTATAAAATTTTTCAAATGAAAAATGTCGGCAATAACCGTGTCACCAATATTCCTACTAGCTCTATCTAATAATAGTAAATCTTCAAAAATTGTTTTATTTTTAAAATCACCACCAGAAATCCATTTATCGTTAGTTGCTTTAAATGACTCCCATAGTTCTAATTTTGTCTGAGAACCATCTAAATCTTTTCTAACACCTTTACTGTTTTCAACAGTTATTAAAGGTAATTTAGACCTTAATGTTATCATTAAATTATCTACAATTGTTCCTTGGAATCTGTCAACAGCACTTAGGTAGTTATCCATATTGTTAATGAATGTGACTTTACCCCAATTGTTGGTTGAACTCGGTACTAATGGGAACTGTGGTTCGGGAGGAGTTGTTACTGCGGCAATATATTGTGGGTCTAAAGGTGATTGTGAATAAAAACCGTAAATTTCAGTTATTGCAATTTTTGCTAAATTCAAATTGGTTTCTCCAGATATACCTACTTGTTCTCCAACAAACTTTATTTCCTGTGAAAAATTCCTAAATAATGAAAATTTATTTTCGTTTTGTTTATAGATAGTTACAGTTGACCCATCATTTAAAGTAAAAATTTCTATTATTAATCCCACAAATTGTTGTGTAGGTAAAACAGGCGGTATTGGTAATGGGGAAACCGAAGTTTGTGGTTGAGTTTGTGTTAATTTTTGTGTTGCATAAATTTTAATTATCGGTGCAAAATTTTTGATATTCTGTACATTAAATCCAACATTTAAATCTATGAAGAAATCGGTTATAAATGAACCACTATCTTTATAAGTGAGTTCAGGTATATCTGAAAATCCAACATATATTCTAAGAGTTTTCCATTCTTCAGGGAAATTTGTTTGTGATGTTGTTAATGTAACAGACCCCCCTTGAACTGGTAATGCGTCTGGTGTTGCCTCAGTATATTTTTCCCATGTGTATGGGTCTTCAATAAATTTATTGGAAAAACTGTAGAATAGTTTTTTATCGAATGACGATGGATTTCCATATTTGAATACGTAGTCAAAATTTAAAAATTCTTTAATGTATGAATTAATTGTTTGACATTGAATTTCTTGAGTTCTTGAAACCGCTTCGGTACCTGTTGCTCCTGTGGTACTTTGTTTAGGCACTTTCATCATTTCTCTCATTAAAAATTGGAAATTTTTGAAAGATTTTTCAGTTTTGGTTAAAGTTTCAGATAAATTTTTTAAATCGTAATCATATACTGATTTGGAAAAATTTAAAAACTCTTCTTCAAACTTATTTAAAATTTCTGTATCAAATGCCGAAAATATTTCACTGATTTTTGAGTATCCTACAATAGGGTTGTGTAAACCAAAATTTTCTTGTGACGATACATCGCTTTCGGTAAAAATTATTTTTATATATTCATCATATTCTGGTTTTTTTATTTTTGATAAATCAAAATATCCATAGTGAGGTGCCGCCCAAAAATTTCTAATTGAGCCATCGTACATTGCCTGATTACCCTTAACTTCCAATTTTAATTTGTCAATGTTACCTTCCTTAATAAAACATTCATTAAATGTTTGGTTAAGTAATGAACCTTGGGATGGTATCGGATATGTAAAAGTTTTTATTATATTATCCACATTAACAGACCATGGTATTACTCGTAAATCTCTCATAGGGTTGGCATCGTCAAACCCTTCAGGTTCGTCAATAATGGCTTCTGACACATAATTTAAAGTCACTCCACTATCGAAACCGTTCTGAATATCAGTATCGGTAAAAGTACTATAAATCATATATCCCTGATAAAACACATTGAAATCATTTATTAGTTTTGGATAAAAACCTGTGTTTATCAGAGTGGATGTTTCGGTACCAATGATTGTATCTTTTTCTAAAACTATGTCGATATTTGCCCCATTAATTATTAAACCATAATTTCTAGTTGGTACATTAGTAATAGGGTCAAAATTCTCAACTTGTTTAAAGTTTTGCCAACAATCATCTAATATGTCAATATTGTCTTCAACATATTTTTTGTATCTGTGGTAAATTGAACCAATTTTCAAAATCCACGCATAAGGTACTTTGTGTATCGCTCCGAATTTTTTCAAACTAGCCAAGATATAATCTAAATCTTCAACAGTAATATTTGAATCGGAAGTTTTATAAGTTTTATACTTTTCTCTTAGAGTTGATAGTGGTAAACTATTTAAGAACAAATACGCAGGTACGGTGTAAGGATAGTCATCATAATTTCTAAATTTTTCTACCGCCTGTTGTATTGAGTTCACATAAAACGGTGTATTCAACATGGAAG